CCTGTGAATTATTTGCATGTCCACTTATCTTTCGAACCTCCATTTCTGACAAACCTTTGTGTAAATGATATGAAATACCACTTGATCTTAGTTTGTGTGGTGTTATGAGTTCCCATAAATATTTCTCTGAATGCACAGGATTGCCCTCATGATCATGCTGATAAAATATTTTTGTTTTCCAGAACTCCTTATAAGATTTTAAAAGCATTTTAAGTTTGTCTCTAAAGTTTTTCTGAGAGTAATTAAATCTACCTTTTTCTTGAAGATATTCTTTTACATCAACTGGCAAATAAAATGAAGATAAAGATCCCTCTCCTTTCTTAGTTATGATTGTAACCCTATCACCATCTACCGATGCTTCAAAATTTACAAGATCACTTATCCTCATGCACGAATACAACACAAGCCTCGTGTAATACCATGTGTCTTTCAAGTTCTCATCAGGAAGGTTTGTGTGTATTAACTCCACCTGTTCTGGCTCAAGTGCTATGACTTCAGTCTTGAGTTCCCTCATACTCTGTAGTCTAGGAAATAAATATCCATAGTATGCCTCGGCTTTTTTAAGTGTTGATCTTAAAACTTTCAAATGAGACTTCCTAGTATTTGGATGCTTACAATCCTCAAGCATTAGATTTAAATATTTATTTACATGGTTCTGTAATTTTCGGGTGACCGACAGCCTATGCTTTCGATCACGAACACCATTTAGATCTAATTCATCTATATTAAAATTGTACGTATACATCTTCATGTTTCTATACGTCTGTTTGTAAGATGAAATAGTAAGCGGAGAAAACTTTTTACCATAGTTAAGTATCGTACCTTGCTCCATGAGATCTATAATGTCTCCAAGTAGATACAAAAATGTTCCTTTCTTCATAAGAATAATTTTATTTTTAAACAAAACAGTTTGATAAAATGAGTTTGAATAAACCGCCCCATACTGAATGTATGAGGCATAAGGTTGCAGTCCCTAGGGGAGTTGAACGATCGTTTATTCATTTATTATCTTATCAATTAACTCAGAAAGGTTTCCGTAATACTCGACAATCCTGATGGATTCATCAAACATCAATGGAGACTTCCCTGTTTTCTTTTGATTAAGTGTACTCTTTTTTGTTTTAGATCCGTAGATATGTTCGCACACTTCGGTAGTAGGAACACAAGGTATTTGAAGCAACTTGAATGCTTTTTGTTTATAGTTTTCATGAGTTCCTAGTCTCTTCTTTTTAGTTTTCATTAACATTTTTTAACAATTTAAATTAATTTCTGTACTTATCCAACACGCAGTCGATCGTTTTTCTTAACGACCAAGGACAGTTGTAGTCGTTGGCTATTTTTTTTAGTAACAGGTAATCAATCTTAGAAAATTGCAACTCAATTCTCCTGTTCACCTCTGCGTCAATATTGCTATTTAACTTTTTAAATTCGTCTCTTAACTTCATATGCTCTTGTTTAAGATCTACATAATCTAACATAACATCATGCTCGTCTATTAAGTTTACCTCAAAATTAAGAGTATGTAGCAATTTGATTGTAGAGTTATACATCCTTGCGTACTCACGATCAGTATCATAAAGAATTTTGAATTGTTTTAAGCCATATAAAACAGTTGCATGATCTTTACCTACTGTACGTCCTATATCTGGAGTACTCAACTGAAGTAATTCACGACACAATCTGAAATAAATTGATCGTGCATCTACATTCTTTCTTTTTCGGTTAGGTGCTTTAACATCTGCTCTTGTAGTTTTGTTTACAGCAGACTGGATTGCTTTAATTTGTTGCTCTAGTTGTTTTGTCATTAGTTTAAATTTTAGGCATAAAATTCCTTGTCGTGTCTTTTGAACACAACTCAATGAGTACTAGTATTTTAGTACTACATGAGTTCAGTAACCCTCTTCATGCTTCTGCCAATCTCTTGTGCAATATTCCACTCATCACTCCAGTACAGTTTAGATCTTTCAATAGATCCTACCTGATCTTTCTTCACTTGATATCGTGAAGGGATGGTTAGAAAAACACTTAAATGAGTTGGTGAATGAGGAAGAAAACATGCCCCAGTTTCTAGTGCTTGTTTGCATTTTCTAGCGACACTTCCTCCAATTTTCCAAGCCTCTCCTGAGTTAATCAGTGCTTGGTGAAGAGAATAACCGTACTTCTTTTGAAGACTTATAATTTTACGCTCGTTCATAATTTCAGTTTTTTTTTTAGTTTAAATATTTAGTCTGACACAGTAAAATTACACTTTTATTTCGTCTGACCAAAGAATTTTGTGTTTCATTTTGAATCATCGTTCACCCAAGCATCCCATAAAAACTGCTTTCCTTTTATGTTGTGATACATTGCACGATGAAATTTTTCTGGTGCTGTGGGGAACATATCCTTAATGTTGTCCCACAATTTACTGTCGAAGTTTTCCTCCATAATTACTATTTAAAATTGATGTGAATTTATATGTTTGGTGGGTGAGAAGAGTTTTTTTACACCCTTCACACCACCAATGTTTCTGTTTTGGGGTGACCTCGTGGCCACTACAATTACACTTTCTCACTCTCTTTGATCTTGATCTGTTGAACTGCTTTGTAGTATCCCTTAGTTTCCTTAATAAAAGACATAACTTTTGATACGCTTTCCTCACAATCTTCAAGATAACTAAGACTAGTTTCTGGGTTGTGTTCAAACTTTCTTGACAATGCATCAAGAATGTTTTCTTTGATAAAGTTTTCCATTTTTATACTCATGATAATGATCTATTTAGTTGTTCTCTTTTTACTCCATAGTTATTTTCAAGCCAGTCTACGAACTCCTTCTCTTTATCTTTTTTAATTAAGAAGTCTGTTGCCTGAGAAAATATATTGCTTGTTAAACTGCACACTACAGCAAAGGTCACAGGACAATTTGCTTTTCCAGAAATAATATCTTCAACAAAGTCATTTGATAAATGCTTGTGCTCTACGTCCTCCCATCTTCCTGTCATCCAACCAGTTTCAATAACTATCCAGTTGTCGTTATACTTTGGATCATAGTATCCACGCCACGCACTACTTGATATCCATTCACAGCCTATGACTGGCATACGATTTACGTCATCTTCTGTGTAAATTTCTTCGTGGTATTCGTTAAATGCTTTTCCAATGTCTGTTGGCCACAGGTATTTATAAGACTCACCGTCTTCTGGGCACCAAACATTTGCTGTTACAGATCTTCTCATGGCATCGTCATAACAATGCTCACATAGAAGACCGTCCTTTCCTTCTTGATAGAAGTCAAGATCCATGTCAATCTTTGACTCACAGGAATCACAAAAATTAGGTTTCATAATAATAGTTTAATATTTACAATGACAGGGGCCTGAAATGTATCGTCCAACAAACCCCTGTTTCGCCTGAATTTCACAGGCTCATCAGATTGTTACAATACTAGTGCTATGATCACAGCCATAAACAAACCTATAGCGGACCACATAAGAACCTTATATGTGCTCTCCATTTTCTTGGGGTTACGCCCTTGGTTAGATCTGTATTGCCTTGGCTGATTAATCTTCTTCACCTTATAGCCTCTTTCTTCTAAATACTCTATACATTTAGTTTCTAAACTGAGGCCGTCCCATTGATCAAACTTCATAGTCTGGTCTCCTTTCTTCTTTAGGTATGTTTTCTAAATACTCTGGATCACCGTCTGCATAGCCAGATGCTTCGGCATCAATAGTTGGGTGAACCTTTAAGATATAATCAACATATCTTTGAAGCCACTTACTTGAAGATGGCATGTAATGTGAAATTGGGGTGACCTGAATATCATCCTCAAACCTACAGTCTGGTATTAAAGAAACCACATAGGTGTTAGGGTATATATGATCACAAAGTTCTTGGATCTGATTTACATCGTCCTCGGCCTCCCAGTCTGGACCAAACAAAGCAATCGCCTCGCTTTCCAGTATATTGGATCCGACAAATTCATAGGTGGACATATAGCGTCCTGAAAGTTTTTTATTCATTGTTTTTATTTTTAATTATTCCTTCTGTTAATAGATTCGTTGCGGTCCTGCCAAACCAACCCTGAAGTTGGTAGGCAAGTCCTGTATCATGAAGATGTTGCCATGCTTCAATGATCTTTGTCTGGTCATCACACTCGATGAATCCTTCAGCAATTCCAACTGCTGTATAATCGTCTAGTATCATGCCTCTTGTTTTTTAGGTACGAAATCGTACTGTTGTCTTAGATTACCTTCTACAACCTCTTTCGGGTATAGTTCTTCATACAACTCTATGATCTCAGGTAGATCGTACTTAGTACCATATTTCTTGATACGTTTCGACACCTCTTCACCTTCCCATGTACTGGTAAGTAAAGTTCTGTAGGCTTCTACAGAAATATCCTTGTACTTTTCTGACTCGTCATATAACCCAGACTCTGCATAGTCTCCAACAATGGTGATACTGTCACCATGCCAACGACCAATCATAGGGTCCGTTGATCTGTCATGACCTTCAGTTAATAATATCCCTAAAACCTTGAGCGATTCAGGGTTGCTAATAATTTCAAGAAACTTACTTCCTGAACCAAGTAAAACTGGTCTTACTACCTCTTTCTTGGATTTGTTAACAATCTTAAAGTATTGTCCCATAATTTTCAGTTTTTATAAATTTAACCTGACGGCTCCAGTTGGAACCGTTTCGTGTCATTTCAGACTACTCGTCAGAGGTTTTAAGTTCAGCATCACTTCGCACATTCAGAGAGGTTCTGATCATAGACTCATACCGGTCGTATAACTCATTAAAATCATCCTGAGCCTCTTCTTGAAAAATAAAGCCACCGCCTTCAACATGTTCCCATGTTTGTTCTCCATATCTAGCCTCTACAACTTCGGTTGCGAGATCTGATATTAATTCGATCCATCTACTGTTATCAATGTAGGTTGGATTATTTGTTTCTTGTTTACTCATGACTTGTAAGATTTTGGGGTGACCGCCTTCTTCCAGAAGTCAATGTTAAGTAAAAGCATAAAGTAACCTACAAAGGAAATGAACAAGACAACTATAGACCAGTAGATCCATTCTACAGGATGAGCCAGTTGATCTCTAAGTGCACTAAGCATAGTTACACATGCAGAGAATACGAACAGACTACAAAACGATATGATAGTCGGTTCAACAAATTTAAATACAGTTTTCATAATTATAATTTTAATATTTGACATTGACGCTCCGAAGAGCGTTTCGACCATACAGGTCTCATCAGAATGCCTCGTTACGATACTAGGGTCGCAAACTTGTTAAACACTTTCTGGTCCAGTCTCTGAAGACCGCCTACATATTTTGACTCTTCTCGAGTTCGATCAGAACCGCCCTTGTGCGTTGTGTAGTGAGTAACACCTGAGAATAGTCCCCAAAGCGTTTGGCCCTTGTAGGACATCTCTTTTACAACTGACTGGACAAGATCCTGAGTCTGGTTTAGTTTTCTGGTAGAATACTTTTCTCTGGCTGAGGTCTCTCCCATAGTAACATCAACGCCTGTGATCATGTTGATCGTTTCATTGACTTGTTTTTGGGTGACCTTGAAATCAGTCATACGAGAGAAGATCTCAAATAGAGTCTTATCTGCTTTCTCCATACCTTCGATAATACGAAGAGATCTCTCTATAGCGTCTCTCATATTTCTAGTGTGTCTCACACCATTCTCCAGTTCTTTACTGATAGCACTAAACTGGTTAGCACATGAGATAGTGGTTCCAGTTGTTCCCCATCTAAGGGAAGATGATCCGTCATGAGAATTCAAAGCAGTTGCTTTTCTAGTGATCGTATCGTCTCCGACCTTCACAGGATCTAGATCTACTTGAAGCATAACCTTTCTGCCTCCCTTGAATTCAATACCTCTTGAAATAGGTTTACCGATCACATCGGCAATATTCAAAACCAGTTCCGCCAGTTCAACGTTCTGGAAAGTTTCGTACTGATCAGTAAATGCACCAAAGCAATCATTGTTGTCAGTTCTCACTACTCCAAAGAAACCTGAGTCTACAGATACAGGAGGATTTTCTGGTGAGATGATCGAAGGAACTTCGAAGTTAAGAGGTAGTTTTTCAACGCTCCAGTTGAGGTTGAACTTGTGCAGAAGTTGTTCTGCTTGTGTTGGGTTCACATGGTCAGCGTGAACATCTGTTAATTGACCTTTTGAGTTTACATACATAGTGTAAATAATTTAAATTAATTGGCAATATTGCCGTTTCCAGTTTCGTCCTTTTGGACTCATCAGACAGGACACTCATCCTGTGACTGGGGGGAACTTGTCCCCCGTTTTTTACATAAGGTTTCTAGCATGAATTTCCATCTCATCCACCTCTTGCTCTGCGATACGCTCCCAGATCGCTTTGTAGATCGAGATAGCGTCTGTGATCACACGACCAATTTCTGGAAAGTAAACCTTGTTGAATTCTGGATGAACATCAGCAAGATCATTGTTCATCTTTACCCTGTACTGGACATCCTCCTTGAGTTCCTGTAAGTTCTTGATAGCATCAAAGTAGTAGTAGCCATCATAAAGCCCGTTTAACTGATTTGTTACTGGGTGCATAAAATCCTCATCTTGCCAGTTTTCGACAATGCTCTGGATTCTTGAGTTGGTTCTGAATAAGAACTTGAATTCTAGACTCGATAAAACTTCGTGTCTGTTAAACATCTGATAATTCTTCTTAGTAGTTTTCATAATTATTGATTTTTAAGTGATTTGTTAAATGCTCTTTTGATGATTGATAAATCGTATTTCAGTTGGTCCAGAGAGTACTCGTCATTGACGTTGTATCTCTTGTCAAACCCGTAGTTATACTGGCCCTTCTCTTCCTGAATGTAAACGAATTGATTTTTTGTTTTGATCGGCCCTGTAAGTTCGATGTAGTACGGCCAAGTTCCACCTGCGTAAGTCTCAGGTATTTCGTCTAGGTTGTTTACCAGAGGTAGCAACTCGTTGATGCTGTCGATTCTTCTCTGGATTGCCTTCGTAATAGTTTTCATAATATTTCAGTTTTAATGTTGAACGATGGTACAAATATAAAGTAAAAAAACAATACGTCCGACATGCCATATTAAAAAAAGTGGTCTCAACAGAGGAAAAACGGGCGAAAAAAAATTTTTTGGGGGTATGTCCGAACGTTCAAAAATTAGTCATTTTGGGGGGTGTTTGTGTCCCGTCAAGTAAAGGTAACGGGAATTGAACTCTTGTGACCAAGGAAGGACTCGAACCCTCAACCTACAGATTAGAAGTCTGTCGTTCTATCCAGTTGAACTACTTGGCCAAATCTGGGGTGACCAGATCAAAATACTATAAAGGGGAATACAACTCCCGTATAAGATAATTATATAAGCGTCTTAACTGCGTTCTACCATATAGAGTAACACAGAATTGTTGTCCCTTGTATCTCTCCTTGATCGTTAACCTTTCAACAAATCCCAAACGTAATAAAGTCTTATGTTCTCTATATACTGGATACTGATTATCCATACTGGAACACCAGTTCATTTTTACACATAGATTAACAACGTCTGGCATAGTATAAAAAGTAAACTCAGATTTACATTCACTCTCCCGTATCGCACAGGCTAAAAACACATAGACACTACGGGCTTGTAGTTCATTATCAAGAGACTTTATAAACTTGTTCACCGCCTTGTTGTGGCTAAATAATTCTACCAGTTTATGAGCGACTTTCATTCTTTGTTTTTTTGTTGGTTTTGTTTTTCGATTAATTCTCTCAGGCGTTGCATCGTTGACAAAAACGCAGGAGTTTTTTTCCCAGATGTCCTAAAAAACAATTTCCCTCCACCATTTGATAGGCAAAAATTACATACTAGGCTAAAAAATGGTAGGGCAAGAAGTATAAAGTACTGATAATCAGGTAGGTGGGGTGGGTAGGTGCGAGTCCTAAATGGACTAGTTCCAGAGATCAAATCGTTTTTTGCAGGGTACCCAGTTCGCATTTTACAAGTTCATTTTGTCTGTTTTGGTACCAGTATGTAGGTGTTGCCACATATTCATGCCTACAAACTAGTTCTGAGCAAATCTAAGAAACTTTCATTAAAAAAAAGTATAGTTATATCACTACGTTTTTAACAATGCCTTAGAACGCTTAAAATGAGTTCGGGGTAATAATTATGTAATATACTTATAGGATTTAATATACTAGTATAATATATATATAATATACTATATATAGGGGGTTAGACATTATGTCTATCCATGATGGACAATGTGTCTATCTGTATTAACAAGTGTTAAAAACAATTGATTGTCAGGGCACTGAACTATCGTTCATAATACCTAAATTGTGGACATGGAAATGATTGGCCAAAGGATAGCAGTTAAAGTTCCTAAAAAATATCAAGATGAAGTAGTTTTTCAAAATGGTGAAAAATTATATGTAGACGTTACCTGGAATCCCGAGCAGCACGTTACAATAAGCGGGGAGGTCGTGGCTTTGCCTAGTGGAGAGTGGTGCAAAAATACAAGGGGCGAATGGCTTAAACAAGAATTGCAGGTGGGTGATCTTGCCTACTTCAATTATCTTACTGTGGATAAGGAGAATCTTGTAACGGGAGAAAGGGATGTCTACTTAGTCGATTTAGAATCTGTTTTCTGTTATGTTAGATCGGGATCAATAACTGCTGTCTCCAATCATGTCCTAATTGAACCTAGAGTTATAGAAGAAAAGGTAGGTTCTATTTACGTTGGTGTACCTAAAAAAAGTGAAGAAGAAGGTTATGTACGCCATATTGGTTCTCCAATAAAGAACAAAGAAGATCTGGGATTAGTTAGCGGTGATATGGTTAGGTTCCATGAAAGAAACGCTTTCTTGAATAAGATCGAGGATGTTGAATATTATGTGATGAAACAGGATGACTTATTAGGAAAGGTTTTAAATGGAGGGACCATATAACATACCAGAATGTATATTTGAACACGCAAAACTTTATGTTGATACAAGGGTTATGGCCAACCGAGATCATTATAAAAAGTTATATTGGAAGTCTAGAAAGTATCAATATAAAAACCCTATTCTTTTTGATTTTCCTGTAGACAATGAATTTTATACAGACTTCAAAGGTATCCTTGCTGAGTTATTGGTTAGACATCATTTTGATTTAAAAGGGGTGAATTACTTAACCTCAGCGTTTGTAAAAGAAAAAGGTGTAAGTGATCCGGATCTTACTGTAAATAATAAAAGGATAGATGTTAAGGGTTGTGAAAGATCTTTGAAGGTTAATATGTTTACAATAGATAAATTAGATGTTGATTATATTCTTTTCTGTTTGTTCTTATCTCAACATAGGTATGTCCTTCTCAACTTTAAAAAAGAAGATATTAAAAATTGGCATTTGGTTACAGTAAACGATCGTAATAAATACTACGAGTATAAGGTTGATAAACGTCAGTTTAGATATGACACCCCCGATCAAGTAACCCCCCAATAAAAATTTTTAAAAAAAAATCGATCACATGAAGCGACACGTCAAACTTTACCACGAGTTCTTTAATCACACCCCAGGTGATTGGATCGGATGTGAAGTTTGCGACACAACAGCAGTTGATATTCATCATATAGAACCGAGAGGCATGGGTGGGTCTAAAGAAAAGGACACCCCAGATAATCTTATGGCATTATGTAGAGAGTGCCACACCCAGTTTGGAGATAAGAAAAAGTATAAAAGAATGCTAAATAGAATGCACCATGAAAAAGTCCACACAGTATATCAGTCTCTCTCAAGCGACCAAAATGTCTAAAATTGAATTAGGGCATTATATTCTTAAATTGAAGTTCGAAGAACCATGGCATGAAGATATAAAAGGCCTTCAGGTTATTTATGACAACCTATAATTTGTTAATCGCTTTATCGATCTTGTCAATTACGTTTAACTTAACACCATAAATGTCCGGTGAATTTGCGTCCTCCAGAGAACGAAGTACGTCTAATAACACTTCTACTTTTCTTATTGTTAATACTTCTTTGGTACTTTGGTCAGTCAACATGAATTGTTGAGGATTATTGTGATGGTCTAGACTCATTACTTTTTTTCTTTTCTATAGTTTCTAATCTTCTGTAAGATATCAAAGTCTCCTGAATCTATCTTCTTATTTTTTTTTTTTTTTAAGTGTTTAAGTTGCTTTATTGAAAGTTTTTTGCTCATGATACTCTTTTCAATGGTTTTACCTTAGTGGGCTTTTTTCCTTTATTGCTTTTACTTTTCTTCTCAGCCTTCTTCTTGTTTAATTTATCTTTTGATATTTCATTGACTGTAACTGGAGTTTCTTCGGTCACCCTCACACTTGGCCTACAATATTTACCCGTAGATCCTACAGACCCTCCTTCTCCACATGCCTCACCAGTAGATGTGTTCACCCACTTTTCCTTAAACCATCTTCTAAGTCCTCCTTGGTATGCCATTAATTATTTGTAATTTATAGAGTATTTATCTCCAACCTCCGCCTTTTGATTTATACCATTTACTTGCCCACGCATTAGCATATGCACTTGGATATACTTTAAACTTTTTCTTGGCAGCAGCAATTGCTCTACTCCAAAGATCTGGTTTTGTGGGTTTAGGTTTTTTTATGTTTTTCATCCTTTCCAACTTGTTTTACCACTAGTTGTACTTGATCCACTTCTTCCTCCACTTCTACCAACAAGAAATGACAATCCGTTATCTCTAGCCCATCTTACAGCCTCTTTTTCAGTTTTGAAATTTTTAAAAATACCCTCTAACTGATCAGGTGTCATATCCATTCTTCCGCTTCTATTAATCCTCGTAGACATATTTACGATCATACCAGGCTTTAATCTTGTGCTCCAGTGGTTAGTTTTCTCAAAATCCTCACGAGTTTGAGTTATTTTTTCTTCGGTTTCTACAGGAACTAATCTTTTAGTTTTGATAGTTTCTGTGGTGTTTTGACTCTTTCTAAAGTCATCTGCTGCTTTTTTGTAATCTTCAAAAGAAGCATACTTGCCTTTTACATCATTAACGTTGTTATCCCAGACATCTTTATCTGTGGTCCCGGTAGGTTTTCCGTCATTAAATTTTTTCTCGATAGTCTCAACGTCCTCTACCTCTTCGGTTCCTTTCTTTTTTATAACCCTATATCTTTCGTTAGCAGTATCTTTATCTCCACCAACGTAAGTCCAGTTCATGTCTTCTTCTTCTTTTTTAGCCTGAACCTCTTCCTCTTTTTTTCTGTTTACATACTCTTCACCCTGATCTCGATACTTTTGCTCAATTGCTTTTTTCTTATCTATTTCGGCTTGTCTTTCTGCAATCCTTTCATTTCTGATTGCCTCTAAAGCCTTTCTTCTAACATTAAAAGTTGGCTTTGTATTAGTACCTTCTCGGTTTAATCTAGCCTCCTCTCTTTGAGCATCAACAAGGTTTCTTTGTGCTTCTCTTTCTTGCTCTAATTGTTCTCTTCTTTCTGCTAATTGTTGCTGTCTTTGTGCTCTTTTGTTAGCAAAAAATGTTTTACGCTCTGCCAAGTATTTTTGATATGCAGCAGCGTTTTCTTCACGAGACGCATTAGGGTCCCTCTTAAATGGAGGATAAGTAGGATCACTCATTTTTTACATTTTTTACACTTGCTGTATGGTTTTCCACACTTACACTTTTTTTGAATTTTAGTATATGCCATGATTATTTATTTTTCTTTTTTTCAATTTCATCTTTCACAGCAGTGACTCCTGCTCCCACAACATCACCAACATCCTCAGCCACGTCTGTTACTTTCTTCTTAACTTTTTTAATAAACTTACCCACTTTAGTTGGGCCAACTTCTTCTTTTAATTCTGCTTTGGCCTGGATCTTCTTTATCTTAGCCTCAAGTTGCATAGCCTTTTTTTCTTTACCTATTTTTCTAAAATATTTAATTTTAGCCAACAAGTCTTTTAATTTATCTTCATCCATGGGTTTTATCTTAAACTATTTATAACTTTTTGAATATCATCTCTACCAATTTCAGGTTTCATTGAAAGTCCTGGTTGGTATCTATAAACAATACTTCCGTCTTTTGTAATAAATACAGCAGGAACTGATTTTATTTGTTCCTTAAATGACGGTGGTTGTTCTTCCAAATATCCGAAAACATATTTACACCCTCTTAAATATTCTAGATTCTTAATGGTGTTTCTATCGTTCCACTCTGAATTAATTTGATAAACAATAATTCCCGCTTTGGTTTCTAGGTTAGTCGTGTTTTCTGTTGTTTTGAGCGGTGTGATTAAAAGAATTAAAAAGAATATTAAGTTTTTCATGGCATATGATTTTCTCTTAGTACTTAGTTCATACAGCCTCTTTTCGATCAGATCTAATTTCTTACCGTTTTCTTCAACTTGCTTACCTGTATTCATTATTTGCTCTCTGATTAATTGATCCTTGAGATCATATTCTGATCTCGATACCTCTGGTTTTGGAAGTTCCTTAGCGAGTGCAATATCAGCCTTTAACGTAAAAAAAACGGTGCTTAGTGAAATAACAAACCCTATTATTAATCCGATTGTTTTTAAATCGAGTTTTACTTCTGTTGATTCACTGATCTTCTGTGCCATATCTATCTATTTATTCGTTGATATTAATTATTTCGTCTCCAATATGTCGGTGACTATGTTTGATTGTTGGAGATAATAGTGGATGGTCAGATATCGAACTGTGCGATGCGTGAACACAATAAGGACAGTCAACAGCATAAACCTTGTCAAGTGTTTCGACAACATTTTCCACTTTTACTTTTACCTCAACTATGTCTTGTTGAATTTGAAGGGTTGTAGTTAAAACCCAAGCAGCAACACCTAATAATAAAGTTCCTGCCAGTGCTACTATTTTATTACTTATTTCTTTCATTCTTAAAAATTATCTACCCTGCCCAACATAAGCCTTTTTATATTGCTTGGAGTTTTTAGTTCTACTCATATTTTTGCTGTGAATACCAGGGCGTTTTTTCTTAGCCTTTTTGTAATAAGTACTAATTACGTTTTTTGCCATTTACCAAGTTTTGCAGGCCCAGTATCTTGCTTTCCACCTTGGCCCAGGATTATCACAGTTATGCCTTGCTCTAAAAGACTTTCTTCGTTTAGGGTTGTTTTTCTTTATTGTCATGTTTGGATCTCCAAAATGAACAACAGTTACTTTTCCATTAGGTTTTTTTACATAAACCTTGGATTTTTTAGAAGGCCTTTCAGACTTCATTATTTTATTTAAAGTTACCGTTCTTCCTTGATAGAGAGCCATTACATAAACTTTTGGTAAATATAACATTAGACAAAATGTCTACCATAAAAATTTTAGGTGCAGAATAGTGTATGAAACAGAATATTAAATTTTTGTTCTGGTAAAAATATATTGATATAAATTTGGCCAAAACCAACAGTATGTCTTTAACTGAGATTTTCAATAAAGAAGATTTTGATGGAATGTTGTTTAACCCATTTAAAGTCAAGTCTTTACTAAGA